CTTGACCTGTAGCCGTCAGGTGATCCCTTAAGCGGAGGTGTTTTCCGATGAGTATTTCATTGGACAATCCTGGGTCTACCCTCTCACCCTGGGATCGATTCACCACTTCAGACCAATTACTTAAACATCTGAGGGCGCAGTCCCGGCCTACAGGTGTCATTAAAGACTACCGTTTGGCTGAGATTGTTAGGGAACGCTTTGGTGTGGAGTTCGTGGACAGCCGCGACAATAAGAGCGTGGTTGATCACGACGCTCTGTACCAAACCCTCAGGAAATATGGTGAATGGCGGAATTTCCGTCCAGATCCCAAAGCCTTTGCCCAGGCAGTTGCAGCTACGAGAAGGCAGTTCGCTCGTTTTAATCTTAGGCCACTGCCCATCGAGCGCAACGCGCTTTTGAATGCCATTCAGTTGGACCGGAACTCGGGATATCCGGACTTCACAACTAAGTTAAGAGCGTTCCCTAAGGCATTCGCAAAGGTGGAGAGGCGTTTTCGTCGGCGCTGGTATGGTGATTTACCACCCTGCGTCAGCTTTCACCGTGTTCAACATGGTGATAACGGTCCGAAAACCAGGCTAATCTGGGGTTATCCATTGGAGGTCACGTTGTTAGAGGCTGTGTTCGCACGCCCATTAATTGACGAGATTATGAGCAGTGATACACCCATTCTGCTTGGTGAGCGGAGATATGACATTGGGTGTAGAATGCTGCAATTATCCATCTCCGGCGTAAAACACTGCTTCGACTTTTCGAAATTCGACGCCTCCATCTCGCCCAAACTCATCTCGATTGCTTTCGAGATTTTACGCGCTAATTTCGGGAACCTATCCCGAGAGTATCAGTGTTTATGGGAGCGTATTGTCAATTATTTCATTCACACTCCCATTATCATGTTTGATGGAAAGGGCTGGATGAAGCATTCGGGCATACCAAGTGGTTCATACTTTACCCAACTTGTTGGGAGCGTAGTTAATTACATCCTGATCAACTACGTGTGTATTCGCCACTTTGGAATGGCCCCACAACCAGGCCATATTTATGTGCTTGGTGATGATTCAGTCTTCACATTGCCTGGACCATTAAACATGGACGCTGTAGCGCGCACTCTGCACGAAGAGTTTTCGATGACTCTAAGTGTAGAGAAGTCACTGGTGATTTATGCCGACAATTGTCACTTCCTTGGACATTATTGGTATCAGGGAATGGCCCGCAGGAGGTTAAGGGAACT